GATCAGTAACACTAATAGAAAGTTCTTTGCCGAGTTTGGTCATTGCCTTTCCCATCTTTGCAATATCCCTGTTGGCATTTTGCATCTTAGTGCTAAAATCCTTTAGATCAACTGCAAACTTTATATTTATGCTGCTTAAACTTGCCATCTACTCCTTCTTTTTAAACTCCAGTTTATCCCACTTTTTAAACATTTCTAAGGCTTCTGATCTGCTTTTCTTTTTCTTTTTCTCAGCTTCATTTTCCCATGGCAATGGCATAAACTCTGTTATGCTCATTTTCTTTTTTAAGTTTGGCGAAGCTACCGTAAACATGATGCTTCTTGTTTGCTCCCAACTTAATTGCTCCTGCCTTTCTGTTTTCTTTGCAAAGCCTTTGCTGATGTTGTTAAATTCTCTCGGAGTAAGGTTATAGAAGTAATCTATATCTAAACCTATAACACCACAAGCATAAGCCTCTAAATCATCAAAATCCGGGTTAGTGGATTGCTCTACTTCCCCGGTTTTACGTTTTTTGATGGTTCAGCTTTTGGCATACTATCAATGTACAACTGGATCAATTCTTGCAGTTTGTCTGTGTCTTTGAGTAGTGCATCCACCACATCATCCGGGCCTATCGCTGCATCAGGATGCACACTCAAAACACCTGCATATATTAATTCTCCTATCGCCTCAAGTTGTTCTAAAGTTGGTTCTTCGTTCTCTTTAAAGTTTAACTTCCCTGCTATGGTGTTTCCTATTTCGCTAAGGGTTTTTAATCCCCATCTTTTAGCTAATATCTTATTTGCCAGAAAGCCAAACTTTACTTTATAAACTTCACCATTAATTGAAATTGTTGTATTATTCATGGTTTATGTTTTTAAGCTACTACTGCTATTGACAATTCGCCATCTCCTTCAAAATTGAAATCTCCTGTTACTTCTTCTTCATTTGTGGCTGAGATGTTGAACGTACCTACATAGGCATTACCGCTAAATACTACATCGCCTGTTACATCTGTGCTGAACTCAATAGCTACTAAAGTTTTAGCTTTGTGAGTATCATACAAACTCTTAATATCTTCTTGTGCAGAAGCGGCTGAGTTTGCAATTAATGTGTTACAAGCTAAAGACCATGTTTGTACATTAGCGATCTTTAGTTTTCCTGCTGTGTCTTTTGAAGCAACTTCTTTAAAGTCTATGCTTGAAGATAGGGTTGCATCAGTTTCATGGAAGATAGTTTTACCATCCACTTTAATTCTCATTGTTGTTCCTTGATATAAGCTCATAATCCTTATTTTTTAAATTCGTAATTTTGGGTTATTCTAAATCTGTTATCTTCTGTATAGGTAACTGTGCCACCTTGATACATGAACTTTTCCGGTGCTGCTTCCATTGCTCCTTTTAAAAGCTCTGAAAGTATTGCTGCATCATTATAGGTATCTTCTATTGCTGATGTACTTATTGAATATTGATAGCTACCTTGTTTTGAATAAGGTTTTTCCTGATCTACCGAATACAATACAAATGGAGGCTGTGTGTCCTGGTCTGCTATTAACGGAAATATTTTTGTTCCAACAATGGCAGATAGCGTTGCATCTTCACTTAGTATTCTGTATATGATCTCTGCTACTTCAAACATTGCTTAACTTGTCTATTTGTTTTTGTATGTATGCTGCTACTTTTTTGGCTGCATCGTCTGAGGCTTTGCCTTTTGTTTTGTCATAAGCTCTTTCATTAAATGGATCACCAGGAACAAATGATTTGGCTTCTTGTGAGTATCTTAATGAACTACCTGCTTTATGAACTTTTCTTTTAAACCCTTTTCTGTAAACATTATGGCCGCCTGATACTATACCGCCATACCATCCATCATTCTTTATTCCTTTACTTTTTGGCCCGACATACAAAATGGCATTTTCTCTGCCGCTTCCTTTTTTACTTATGATCTTGCCAATACTTCTTTTTAGGTTTCCAGGTTGTATCGTTTTTTTTCTTGCTACATGGGGTTCTTCACTTTCGGGAGCTTCTGCCCTCATTACTTTTACCGTTGTGTTGGCTACTTGTCCTAATATTTTTAAAAGCTCTGCACGTTTTACTTTATCAGGCAACTGCTTTAATTTACTTTGCAGTTCTTCAAAACCTTCTATTTCAATTAGTGCTTTACTCACGTTTTAAACATTTTAGCTTTAAAAAGGCTTTTCTGCCTTGTAGCTGAACTCCTATAACATTGTAATCTCCATCTAAATCCCTTATAAACATTTCCTGCCCTGTCTGGTAGATGGTTTCATTATATCTGATGGTGTAGTTTCTTACGTTAATTAAATACACCTTTTCTTCTTCACTTTCTGAACTACTTACTTCTTCAGCTTTTGCCCATGTATTTTTTAAAAGAACTTCTGTTTTAGCAGTTTCTCCGGTGGTGGTTTTTACATCTGTGTATTGATATACACCCACCTTTCTGTCCATATCTCCTATGTAAATTAATTTGCCCATCAATAATAAAATCTGTGGCTTCTTAATAAGGCTTCTGATCTGCTTGGAAGATTGTACACTTTATCTTCCCTGTTTTCGTAAAAGTCAGTTAGTGTTAAGTAAATTGCCTGTTTAATTTCGGCAGGAACTTTACCATCTGCATACCCGGCTGTTACACTTATTTTTATTTTAGTGTTGTCTTTTATTGTTGGTAGTGGTGTTTCTTCTAAGAAAACCACTTTATGTGCATACTTATCCACAGGATAAACCCTGTAAAAGTCTGTTGTTAATGTTTGTTCATCTCCTGCTTCATCTGTATAAGTAATCCCGGTAACAGATTGCACGGGTGAAATCTTTATTTCAAAATCTGTGAAAGATTCTAACTCAATTCTAAATTTAGATTCGTTTATATTTTTATTTGTATAGCCTTCACAAGCTCCAATAGCTGCATCTATACTGGCAGCAATCAAATCATCTTCATCATTATGATCTACTCTTAAATGCTCTTTAGCCTGTGATAAACTAATTATCGCAGGTGCTGCATGATCTTCTTGATAAATATAAACTGCCATTGTTCTTTACTTTACGTATTCACCAAATCCGCTTTCTACTATTTCTGAAGCCTGTTTTTCTTCAAAAGAAACTACATCACCAATGTTGTGGCTAAGTCCAAATCTACCTGCAACAGATTTTAGTATTTTTACTTTTGGGTTTTCTATTTTCTTCTTCGCCATCTTTTACTTTTTAAAATTGGCAGCCTCATGGGGTAAGGCTGCCAATCACCATGAAAGAAATAATCATTCAAACTAAACCTGTACTATACCTATACTGTCATTACTTTATTGATAGCAAATGCTTTTTCATTTACTACTGCAATATCATTGAAGATTTCAACAATAATTCTGATTTGTGAGCTTGATGCTTTTGTGTAAGGATCAACTGTGAAAGACATTCCGCCCCAGAATCCTGCAAACATTTGTGACCAGTCACCAAATACTAATGGGTGAGAAGCACCTGCATCAAGTGTAGGAACAACTGAAGAAGCGATATATCTGTAACCGTTCAAAGCATTACCTTCTGCTAAGAATAAACCAGAACCTGCATCTTTAGCAGTAGATTTCATTTTTCCTCTTAACATTGGGTCAGATAGATAAGCTAAAGATTGTTCAGTAGCATCTGCTGACATGATAAGGCTTTCAAGATTAACAATGGTTGGCCATGTTGGCGCACCTGCTGTTGCATTAATGTTGGTAGTGATCAAAGAATAAAGTCCGGTTGGGGCATCGCCTCCTGCTCCGTTCAAAGCTCCTTTTAATACAGCTACGTTTACAGCGTTGGCCAGTCTTGCTCTGATATAATTCTCTACATCAATAGAACCCTGGTTAAGCAATTGTTTTGAAATTTCAACAACGCCTGCTAATCTTTTAGGCTTCAAAGTTGGGCCTGAGAAAGTAGTGTCGATTGCAGAAACTTCATCAGTTTCACCAACATAACTAAGAGTGAAAGAACCTGAAGTTGGCAATGATACATTTCCTACCAAACCGCTCATAATGTTAGCACCTAATTGCTCAATAACAAGGTTAGGCTCTAATGGCTGAACCACAGAAATATCAGTTTTTACCAAAGCACCGCCTTTTGTTCCGGTGTCGTTGGTTACTGATTGTCCTCTTTTCATCATATGAGAAGGAATACTGAAAGCATTGCCATCTATATTAAGCCCTGAAGCTCTTAATTCTTCTACCGCTTCATCACGGATTGATCTTTCAGCTTTATTGAAGTTGCCACCGTTAGCAGCGTTTTTAATTGCTGATGTAAAACTAAATCTTTGTTCCATTTCTTCTTTTTCTTCTTTTTCTTTTCCGTTTACAACAATACCGAAGGTTTCAGCTTGTTTTCTTTCTAAATTAGCAGCAACTTTTGCTCTTTCAATTTGAGCTTCTAAAGCATCTACTTCAGCAGTTAAAGCATCAAATTTGGTTACTTCCTCTGCATTAAGTTCTCTTTCCTCTTTTCTTACGAGATCCACCAATCTTTGTTGCTCCATTAGTTTTGAAGCACGATCAGCCTTTAAATCATTTACGTTTTTCATTTTACTTTGTTTTTATTAATTACTAATTGTGCTTCAAATGCACTTCTATTTTTAGTTACAGTTTCTACCTGTACTTCTATTTCTTTTATCAGATCACTTCTATAATCTTCTATTACTTCTGCATTTCTTTTATGTGCATCCGGGTTTGCTCCAACAGGCACAATAGACCATTCTATCAATTCTTGCTCATTGAAATAAAGCACATCAGGATCTTCACCTTTTTCTTTATTGCCAATGCTCCACTTTTTAGGAATAGCACCAACAGAAGCCATTTTTAAAACACCTCGTTTTACTTTTCTGAATACTTTATCTGCTAAATCATTATCTTCAGCAGATTCAAAGATTACCCTACCTATCAGCTTATCGCCTTCAACAAATACTTCTGAAGTTCCTATAATCGTATCAGGGTCATCTGAACCAAGGGAATGGTTATAGGTTACAATAGGATTCTGCATATATCTTTCCAATTGCCATCCATCCAACTTAAATACAGTACCATAGCTATCAATAGCCTCAGAAGAAATAACAAACTCCGCAGAACGCACTTCTTCATCACTTACAGCTCTTACTACTGCATTTCTATTTATCATTTTTTCCATTTTCTAAATTTTGTTCCATTTGTTCAACTGTGAAAGTATTGGCAGGTGTTAATGGCTGATCTAAACCATCTAAAGGATTGATTTCTTCTAAAGCCCTAACCTCATTTCTTGTGAGCCATCCGAAGTTGATGGCCTTGCTGTAATACTCAGCTTTACTCTTTACATCTGCTCTTAGTAAAGCGTTTATATTTGCCTTAACATATATGCCTAATGCCTGTTCTTTTGGTGTGAACAGTTTAGTGCTGTATTCCTGTTCAAACTTAATTGCCCATGGAAGGATTGAATCTGTTACGTGCTGTATTTCCTGATTTTCTGTAATTGAATTATTTACATTATCAAGGGTTTTTAGCTTGTGTGGTGGAATGTTCAACCATCTTGCAACTTCTTCTACACCTTGCTTGTGTGTGGCTAAGAACTGGCTTTCCTGTGGGGTTATTTTGATGTGCTGGAAGTTTGAGGCTTCATCAATAATTGGCACTTTCCAATTTGCTGATGAATTAAAAACGGATGCCAATGCTTCACCTAATCTTAGTTTTGCATCGTTTTCCATTTTAGTGGCCGCAGTAACCACGCCATAGCCCATACCTTTTTCCTGGTAATAGTCTGAAGCATATTCCTGAGAAGAAAGGTTTACGCCAAGTGAGTGAGCAGCGTGTGTAATAACAGAAACACCGGTTATACCGTTATAAGAAAAGCCCGGTATATGGATAATGTTTTCAGCATCTAATGTTCTTCCATTAAACCTGTAAAATAACGAGTTGTTATATTGTATAACTTGTACCGGATATGCTTCCTGATCTATTAAGCGAAGTTCAACCGGTGTTCCTGCTCCGTTTCTAATGATCTCTGCATAGGCATTTCCTTTTAGGATAGCATATTGCACCATCATTTTATCAA